TGGTGAGACAAGTAAAAAGATATTTAACATATATTAATGAAAATCCATATACGATTTTAGAGACAGAAACAGTCAACATACTATTACACAAAATAGAAAAATATAAAGTATATAGTTTTTTAGTTACAAATATTGAGAATGAACTATTGGGTATCGTTACAAAAAGAGATTTAAATACACATATTATAAAACATGAAGATAATAATAATAATATTAAAAGTATAATGACAGATATATCAACAATGAAAGTACTTAAAACATCTGATTTATTTAGTAGAGAAGATATTATTAATTATATGATAAAATATAGATTAGAAAAATTACCAATAATAGAAAATAAAAAAATAAAGGGATTGATTATCTTTACAAATTTAATGAAATATGAAATGAATAAAAATAAATATTCATTAGATGAGAATAATAAATTATTAGTTGGTGGAGCGATTGGTATTGTTGATGATTATTTAGATAGAGCAAAGGCATTAATTAATGCTGGATGTAATATATTATGTATTGATGTTGCAAATGGATATAATGAAAAAGTTGGTAAAATTATACAAGAAATTAAAAGTTTATCTGATAATGTAAGTATCATGGCAGGTAATGTATGTAATGCAGATGGATTTGAATTTTTATGTAAAGCTGGTGCTGATTGCATAAGAGTTGGTATTGGTAATGGTTCGATATGTTCTACAAGAATAGTTACAGGTATTGGATCAGGACAATTTACATCTTTACAACAATGTAGAGAAATAGCAAGAAAGTATAATGTAGGTATGATATCTGATGGTGGTCATTTAGGAAAAGATGGAAACATTGCAAAGGCATTTGTCGTAGGATCAAGTGCAATGATGTTAGGAAAAACATTCGCAGCTACAGATGAAACACCAGGTAGAATTATTAATAGAAATAACAAACGAGTAAAATATTATAGAGGTATGGCATCGGCTATGGCAATGGTATCTAAAGCAGAAATATCAAATAAAGAATATAATGACATGCAAAATCCAGAAGGAGTTGATATGGAAATAGAAATTAAAGGACCAGTTAAGAATATATTAAAAAGAATAGAATCAAGTATGAAAAGTACAATGAGTTATATTGGATGTAAAAATACAAATGAATTACGAAATATAGAAAAAGAAATTATATATTATAAACAGTCAAGTGGTGTAATGACAGAAACATCAATACGTGGTAAAATTATTTAAATATTTAATTATTAAATTAAAATAATTAAATTATAAAATAATTACTTATTACGCTCATAATAAAACATTGCACACATTGCTTTTGCATCAGTACAACCTTCTGTAATCACGTTTGCATACGGTACAATCTTAAGAGTGATTTGTTCACCCTCTTCGATAACACCGGTGCATTTTCCTTGAAGAGTAGCAAGTTCATTAGAAGTGATTTGACGTTTGTGAACAAAAAGACGAATATTTTCATCACAACCGCCAGCACTCGGAACCATTTCACCCAAAAAATTCAAGTTTGATGTGTCAATCTTAATACCAGTCTCTTCATCAAGTTCCTTGGCAGCCACTCCTGCAAAATTACTTGAGCCATCAAGCATACCAGCAGGAATTTCCAAAAAGTTGGAAGAACCCATTGGAGCGCGAGGTTGACAGGTTAGTACTACGTAATTTTTACCTTCACATTCCAAAATGACAAGAATGGCTACAGCACCTCCCCGCATGAAAATAATACCCGGAATCGGTTTGCCATTAAATGTGATATCAGCCTTGAGCTTAAGAAATCCAATTCGTGGACCAAAATAATCTACAGATTGAATAGTAATCTTAGAACAAGTGAATTTTGGGTCAAAATTTTGTACCCAATCATTGAAAGGCTTGTATGTAGATAGGCGTGAAATTACATTTGCATCCACGCCATTATCTACAACAATAGGAACAATTGAACTGTTGATAGTGATAGACATGTTAAAAGTTGATTATGTATACTAATTTAATAAATATAATATATGATATATTTTTCAATTTTTACAACCATATGTTAATATAAATAAGATTATGTAAAGATATGGTTATATATATTATTAATTATGAATAAATGTCATTATGGAAATATCCTATACCATATGCAAATTATGTAGAAGAAATAAGAGGATTTCATTTAACAATTTCAGATATTAAAAAATTAAATTATGGTGATATATTACAAATAGTTTGTTTTGATCATAATATAGATAATTTAACAGATCATAATCCATTGAATAAAATAATATGTGCAAATAGATATTTTAAAGAATTAAATCAAGTAATATATACTCATATAGATGGATTATTCGGAACAATTCAAATAAAAGATTATGATATGAATCCTAAACCATTTGAATTTAGTATTGAATGTATAGATAATAACTGGTTTCCATTAAATAATAAAATAGTACAAAAAAATATGTATAATTATAATGAATATCCTGAACATTATAATAAATTATGGACTGAATATCCAGATACAACACGTATTGGTATATATGATATATTAGCAAATATATGGAATGGACCAATTGTATTAAAAAAACATATGAAATATTTTCCAAAAGTGTATAAATATGATTCAGTACTGTTATATCAACAAATAGTGAATGTAGTAAATAATTGATAAAATAAATATATAAAATAAAATCTATATATTATAATACTATTATTCCAATGAAAATATATAATAAAACAGTTATCGCAAAAGATGCACGTACTATTGAACGTCAAGTAGAAATGCAACAATTTGTATCAAAATTTGGTTTTACACCAAAAATAACTAAATTTAAATTAACTCATGATAAAACTAAAAATGAATATATTGGTGATATTTCAATGGAGCATTTAGATGAAATGTGTTTAGCAGATATGTATACTGATAATCCTGATAATATACCAGATATAATATGGGATAAAATTCGAGAAATTATTAAAATATTGTATGATGAAGGTATTGAATATATAGATATAACTGGATATAATTTTATTGAGAAAAATAATAATATTTATATTATTGATTTTGGTGACGCAAGGTATACCAAAAAAGCAGTCAAAATAAATTGGTTTTTAGAAAAATTTTTAAATGGTTATAATGGATGGAATCCTGATTTTTTGTAGAAAATATTTATGTATAAAATTATATATTATTATATAATTTTAATATATATATAAATGAAACAAGTTCCATTAGCATTGCGTAAATTAATACAACGAAAAAAAGATACAAAATTAGAAACAAATATTATTATAGAAAAAGAATCTAATATTGAAGTAAAAAATATAATAAATGTAAAAACAGTTTTAGAACCGAAATCTATAAATAGTAATATATTAAAAGAAACTACAATAGAATTATATACAGATATTAAAGAAGATGTAAAAAAAGAAGTCAAAGAAGAAGTCAAAGAAGAAGTCAAAGAAGAAGTCAAAGAAGAAGTCAAAGAAGAAGTCAAAGAAGAAGTCAAAGAAGAAGTAAAAGAAGAAGTCAAAGAAGAAGTAAAAGAAGAAGTAAAAGAAGAAGTAAAAGAAGAAGTAAAAGAAGAAGTAAAAGAAGATATAGAAAAAACTAAAGCTAAAGCAGAAGCTAAAAAAAGAGCAAAAGAAAGAGCAAAAGAAAGAGCAAAAGAAAAAGCGAAAGAGAAAGAAGAAGCTTTAGAAAAAGAGAAAGCTTTAGAAAAAGAAGTTAATATATAAATAAAATAAATTGATATAATATGAATATATTTAATAATGGAATTACATATGGTTTATTATTAGCATTTAACGATGTTATAAATATGAGTATAAATAAAGAAATTGTAATTGGTAACATAATGGCAAAATGGTTACCAGTTATATGTATTTTATATGGTTTTCAAATGTATATTTTTAATAAAGGTTTACAAATAACACAAATGAGTGTGTTAAATTTAACATGGAATTTATTTAGTAATATTATAATAACAATTATCGGTATTTATTATTTTAAAGAAAATATAACAAATTTAGAATCGTATGGTGTTGCATTTGCGATATTTTCATTGTTTTTATTTAGTTTGGCACAATATAAAAAATAAATTAATCTGTTTCATTTAGAGAATATTCTATTACTTTCTCTCTAACACTATCAATATCATTAATCATATTTATTTGAATATTTTTAATATTTTTAATAATATCTAATTTTGTATTATTTTCAATATAATTATCCATTTCTAAATTTATTTTATCACCATTATATCCATCAAAAAATTTTAATGTTTTTTCATCATCACTATCAATAAATTCCCATACAAATTCTAATGAATTATCTAAATTTATATGATTTGCAATATTGTATATTAATATGTTTAATATTTTATTAATATATTTTTCTTCTTTTATTTTTATTTTCTTTTCAATATCTTTATAAAATGATAGCACATCTTCATTAATTATAAAACTATGTATTGATATATCTTTGATTTTAATACTTTTTAAATTTTTTGCTCTAGATATTGCAGTATATGCTTGACCCGCTGCAAAAATTTTCTTACCAATATCAATTTCAATTGCATCTAAAGTCATTCCTTGTGCTTTATGAATACTCAGAGCATATGCTAGTTTTAGTGGCATAAAATTTACAAAAATATTAGAATCTTCACTACTAACTGTTTTATGATATCGAATTTCTACAACAGAGTTATCAATTCGTTTAATAATAACACATGATGGTTTTAAATCTATAATTACACCACGAGTACCATTTACAATACCTTGATCTTGATCAATATTTGCAAGAATTACAATTTGTGCACCAACACATAATTCAATTGATTCTGGAATATCTAATGCTTTAATCCATTTCATTGTTTTATCTTTATTTTTAGTTAATTTCGGATATTCAATCGCATATGTAACCATTTTTGCCCCAGACTTAATTAATTTTTCATATTCTTGTTTATTAATTTTATCTACATCTACATTTCTAGGATATAATCTAGTTGGTTGAATATCATTAAATTCTGTATCTTTAAGCGTTAATAATTTATCATATATTTTAGTAGTACATTTACCATATCGTAATTTATATAACATGTTTTGAAATTCTAAATCACCATCTTGACGAATTTGTTTATGTAAATATACAGTTCGTAAATTTAGTTTTGACCATGTATCGGATTTGAAACAATAATCACCATTTACGCCTTCTAATTGACAAAAATCACCAGTAAGTACTAATTGTAATCCACCAAAAGGTAATGTAGATCTACGCATATAACCTAAATATTCAGATATTTTATCAAATAATACATTATCTAACATAGAAATTTCATCAATAATTAATACTTTTAATTCGCGAATTCTTTTAGCGATGTGAGGAAATTTATATCGAACAAATTCATATATTTCTTTAGCAGAGTCATTTGCTAATCCAATACCTAAATATGAATGAATAGTTTTACCACCAATCAAAAAAGCAGCAGTACCAGTAGTAGCACATATACCAAAATTAATACTATTGTTTTGACAATATTCTTTTATTTTTTGAAGAGTAACACTTTTACCAGTACCAGCAGGACCAGTTAAAAATATACTTTTTTCAGCAATAAAATTTTTAATTGCAGATTTTTGTTCATGATTTAATACAATTTCTTTTTTTGTGATTATATCGTTTGTTTCACTTTTTGTATCTATACCTAGTACATCAAAAATAGATAAATCATAGGATTGTTTATCTGTATTTTTAATATCATTTAAAATATTTTCTGTTACAGTATTTAATTTTTTATTTTCTTTTTGTTTATTTTTTTTAGTAATATAATCTTTAAGATGTTCAATAGACATATTTATTATTTTACATGCTTCAGATATTTCTATTTTTTTATTAATTAATAATGATTGACCAATACTCAATAATTTTGAATTAATACTACCAACAGTTCTTTTATGACTTAATGCAATATCATTGATAGATTTATTTTCTTTTATTTCATTTAATAATATGGTAATTTCTTCTTCTGTCCATTTTTTTCCTATATTTTCAGTATCAGGATTTTCTTTTAATTTTTGTATATTTTGATACATTTCTATTATTACTAGAAATATATATTAATAATTAATAATATTCAATTTTTTCATAAAAATTGAAAATTAATATTATTATATACTAGATTATAAAAATAATTAACCATGTCGAATCTTATCATAACAACTGGGTATGAGTCAATGTCATTGAACCGCGAGCAAGCAATTATGCTTGAGCTGTGTTTGAATGTCACCTCAGTTGGTCGTGAGTGGAAAAATATCGGAGATGAATTATTTAATTTTGGTACTAATAATTCAAACAAACTGACAAAATTGTTTGTATCAGAGATTGAGTTTAATTTTCTTCAAGTATTGAATAACAAAACGTGGCAGACATGCAAGGATATGTCGCCGTAATTTTATTTATAAAAATATAAAAATATAAAAATAATAGAATACAATGATTACTTTATGGGTTTACATATATTTTATAACATCATTTATATCATATATATTATTGATATTATATAGTATTACATCAAATTTTAATATTGATTTTGAAAGAGTAATGTGTAATAATAATCGAATTAAATTATTATATTTTAATTTAGGAATAGGATTATTAGGTTTATTTTCAATCATTGCATGGAATATGTCAGATTATCATAGTCAATCAAAGTTATGGAATTTTTATATTAATTTTTTATCATATAATAAAATTGAAAATATGTAAATATAAATGAACAAATATAAAATTAATATAAAATGCAATATTTTCCAAAAGTAAAAGATATTGTAAATGCTCATCATGAAATAATTAAAATAATGTATTATACTCCATTAGTACATGAAGTAGATATGTCATTAAAATATAATAGTAATATTTTTCTTAAGCGAGAAGATCAAACACCAGTACGATCATATAAAATTCGTGGAGCATATAACAAAATTAATAGTTTAAATAATAGCAAATTAGTATGTGCTAGTGCAGGTAATCATGCTCAAGGAGTTGCATATAGTTGTAATATGTTAAAAATGCATTGTAATGTATTTATGCCCAAAATTACAACCAAGCAAAAAATAGATAAAGTAAGTAAATTTGGTGGTAAATATGTTACGATACATTTAGAAGGTAATAATTTTGATGAAAGTTTTGCTTTTGCTGATAAATTTTGTAAAGATAATTTATCAGTATTTGTACATCCATTTGATGATCCAAAAGTTATTGAAGGACAAGGTACAGTTGGTTATGAATTATTAAATCAAAAAGATAAACTAGATTATATTATATTACCAATTGGTGGCGGAGGATTAGCAAGTGGTGTAAGTGCATATGTTAAACAAATTAATCCTAAAATTAAAATTATTGGTGTTGAACCTTTAGGTGCACCATCTATGACAGAAGCACTTAAACAAGGTAAAGTAATTACATTAGATAAAATCGATACGTTTGTAGATGGTGCATCATTAAAGAGAGTTGGTGAATTAAATTTTCAGATATGTAAAGAAACAATAGATCAAGTATTATTAATAGATGAAGGTCATGTATGCAGTAAAATGATAGAAATGTACAATAATAACAGTAGTATTATTGAACCAGCTGGTGTATTATCATTATGTGCATTAGATATTATGAAAGATGAAATTAAAAATAAAAATGTAGCATGTATAATTAGTGGAGGTAATAGTGATGTATTTCGAATGACGGAAATATTAGAACGATCATTAATATATGAAGGTTTAAAACATTATTTCAAGATTCAGTTCCCTCAAAAGGCAGGTACACTAAAAGATTTCATTGTAAATATGCTAGGAAAAGATGATGATATTATATATTTTAAATATGAGAAAGTCATCAATAAAGAGTTAGGTCCAGTTATTTTGGGTATTGAATTGAAGAATAAAGATAATATTCATATGATATTAAAGAATATGAAAGACAATAATATTATATATGAAAAATTAAATAATGTTAATATTTTATAAAAATTAAATATATATATAATATATGATATTAGATCCAGAATTATATGATGGGTATAAAGAACGAAAAAAGAATGAACTTGATTATATTGAAATTGGAACATGTGATTGGGATACATTTTCTATGACAAAAAAACATTTGAAAGGTGTAATAGTTGAACCTATTAAATTATATCTTGATAATATACCAAATAATTCAAATGTAATTAAAATGAATTACGCAATATCAAATAATAATTGTGAAAGTGAAATGTATTATATACCACCAAATATTATAGAAGAAAAAAAAATAGTAAATTGTTTTAGAGGTATGAATAAATTAGGAGAATATCATATGGGACATGTATCTGAAAATTTAATAGATAATGTAGTTAAAGAAAAATGTAATGTTATTACATTTTTTAAATTATTAGATAAATTACAAGTATCATATGTTGATTTTTTAAAAATAGATACAGAAGGTCATGATTGTGCAATATTAAATAATATATTAGATAATTTACCAAATGACTATGTATTACCAAGATATTTATATTTTGAAAATAATGGATTAACACCTACACAAACAATTATTGATACATTATATAGATTATATGATTATGGATATGTTCATGTTTTTACAAAAGATGATAATACATTTTTATATAACTGTAAAAATCATATTGATTTATATAAAAGATATAAAAATTATTCATATAATTTATTACCATCGTCTATTGATAAATTAAAAAATAAAAAACATTATTTTATGATTGTACATTCGTATGTAAGTACACAAATATATTTATTTAAAACAATATTAGATTTACCAGTTGTTGAAAATCTAGATAATGCAGATATTATATGGTCTACACATTTAATAGAAGATTATGAAAAATTTAAAAAATTGTATCCTGATAAATTAATTTTAAATATAGTGCATGGTGGTAATGAATCAAATAAAATTGTATTAAAATTTAATGATAATCCAAATATGATATTAAAAAGTGTAGATGAAGTAATATCTCAAAATAAATTAAAAAATTCAACATTATTTATTGGTAAATATGCAGAATTTTTTAATTTATTTAG